TTCCTCAATCAGTGACATGCCCAGCAAACGGAAGGATGCCGCGGGCGCCGCGCCCACCGCCAATGCCGCGTTGCTTGATGCGATTTTCGGGTTTCCGGATGGAGTGCCAAGCCTTGGTTTGGGCTCGATAGAGATCATTCTGCCTTTGGCAGAACCGACCTCCGAAGGAGAATGAAATAGCAATCGATAGTTAACTATTGACCACCCTGATTCCCGACTTGCGTATCATACGAATGGTCGACTATTTTTTCCTCGTCGAGGCTCACGGTAGAGCCTCTTGGGAGCGTGGCAGAGTCCGCGCGAGGGAGGGAAGAAGGGTGTCCCAAGAATCGCACCCAAATATTCAGCAGCCGGCAGGAATGGGCGTTCCGATGCCGCCGACTGCAAAGCCTGTCAAGAAGCCGTGGTGGAAGTCCTCGGTGTTCATCGGCGTGGTCGCCTTGCTGATTGGCTTCGGGCTTGGCTCCGCATCGCGTGGGAACTCGTCGACAGCTTCGTCGCAGCCCACGGTCACGGCATCAGCAGAGCCTGATCTTCTGGACAGCGGTTCCGTGGAGGGTGAGCCATCGACCAATACGCAGAACGCCGACTCAGGCAAGTTCGCGATCGGCCAGCCGTACAAACTCAAGGATGGCGGAAGTCTCACGGTGGGTACACCGGAGCCATACAAGCCAACCTCGACTGCGGCGGGAACCGAAGGGGCGGACGCCTTCGTTCTCTTCCCGGTCTCGTTCACCAACGGCGGGAGTGAGCCAGTCAATCCGTTCTTGATCCGCTTCCAAGGGACCTCCGGGAACAGCGAGGCGCAGAAAGTAATCGACAGTGGCGGCTCCTGTGACTTTCCGACCGCCGACATTGCGCCGGGAAAGACGCTTGACTGGAAGGTCTGCTTCGGTATCAATCCTGGCCAGACTTTCACCCTGCAGTGGAGCTACGGGTTCACTGAAAAAGGCTATGTTGATGTAGATCTTCCGCAAACCTCCTAGTCAAAGCAACAAAAAGCCCCCGACCTTTTCCGTCGGGGGCGTTTTTCATGGTATTGGGTCATTATCTGGGCATGCTGAATCCCTGGGTGGTGTTGGGGGGCTTCAAGGGTAGCGGCTGGTTTACGCAGCCACGCTTCGGCGGGGATTATCCTGAATGTGCATCCCTACTCGCTGGGCCGCTGGGTGCCGGGGGAGGCTGACTTTAGGACGTTCTGGACGAATTGCCATACGAATGTATTGTGAATTTCCTAGTGGGTGAATGGGTCGCAATTTTGATGCCATGGGACTGAGGCCGTGATTTAGCCTTCGTCATAGAGGGGTACTCCGGGAGCGGTGAGTGGCCGGAAGAGGATGGTCTGCTCCCATTCGAGGTCGTCATGCCAGTCTTCATGGATCGCGGGGTTGACTCCGCACTGGACGACGAAGTGCATGGGTACGTCGTGCGGGGCATGGTCGGTGGCCACCACAGAGATACGCCCATCCGTTAGTGCTGCTCGCAAGGCGTCGCGGTCGGCGCGAGTTTTTACGGCAGGGTGGCATTTTATCTGGGTGCCAAGCGTGCGATAATCGTCATCGCAGAACCACAGGTGGGCAATCACCGCTTCGGCTGTGATACGCGGATCACTGCCAAAGAGCGACAATTCTCGTGCTGTTGTGAGGTGTGCCACATGCAGTTGCGCCCCATATTTGGTGGCTAACTCCACGGCTAAGGCCGACGAATGGTAGCAAGCCTCAGTGCTTCTAATTGTAGGATGATGCTCCACGGCAGGGTCGTCGCCATACAAACGTTTGGCCTCGGCCATGTTTTGGTTGATGAGTTGCGTGTCTTCGCAGTGCGTCATGATGCGTAGCGGGGCATGCTTAAAGATGTTTTCAAGCGTTTCGAGCCTGTCTACAAGCATGTTTCCTGTGCTAGCGCCCATAAAAAGCTTAATGCCTGGCACGCGTTTGGTATCTAAACGCTCAAAAAGATGGGCGTTTTGGTTGGTGGCTCCAAAGAAGAAGCTATAATTAACATGGCTCTTGCCTTGCGCAAGTTCCAGTTTTTGGTTCAGCGTTTCGAGTGTGGTGGTTTGCGGAACGGTGTTGGGCATCTCGAAAAATGTCGTTACGCCACCGTATGCAGCAGCGCGACTCTCGCTTTCGAGGTCGGCTTTGGCCGTTAAACCTGGTTCGCGAAAGTGCACGTGGTCGTCTATCACACCTGGCAGAACCAAACATCCCGTGGCATCCAGTCGTTGGTCGAAGTGCTCTTCGGGCAAAACGTCGCCTTCAACCACGCTTTCGATAAGGTCGTTGTTGAGGGTTAGGCTGCCTTTAAAGCTCCTTCCCTCGTTCACAATCGTTGCGCCGTAAATTAGTTTTCTCATTTTTTTGCGGGCTTAGCCAAGTCGCTTGGCGTGGGCGCAGGCGTTGCCTGTGGCATAACAGCAGTGGGCGTGGTGGCAGCCACCGGAATGTCTTTCATGCCGTTCATTATCTGTTGGTTTTCTTGTGCCTTGGCATAATAGTCTTTCACGTAAGCGTCGTTCTTAAATTTGTCGGTGGCTTTGCTCATGATATCTTCAATCCAGGGCGTTAGTTCGGGGTAGTCGTAACCGATGGTGACCATGAAAAAGACGCCAGGACCTAATACATTGTCGAAGTTTTCGCATACGAACGAGGTGATGAGTTTGTCTTCGAGTACAGACAGACGCTCAGCTTCGCTGTTCAATCGGGCGCTAACCACGTCCATATTGCTACCGTTCATGATGGCTTGGTCGTGCTTATGCACCAGTTCTTGCTCTTGGTTTTTCAGTTGGTTATACTTGTTAAAGAACTTAAACAGTTTGTCGTTGAGGGGTGTTCCCGATACATTTTGCTGCGCATCGTCTAGTTTCACCACGATGTCGCCGCTTTCAAGCACCAGCGGCAGCACGCTTTCTTCGTCCATAAAGATGTTGGCGATGCGCACAGAGTCTAGCGAACCCGAGAAGCCGAACTTGCCATGCACCACGTCGCACGAGTCTAACTTCTTGAATTCGTTATCTTTCAGCACTTTCAGGTATAGCTTTCGGCCATCAAGGGTAGAAATGTTAGAAGTGCCTTCGATATTGTAGCTGCTTCCGCACGATGTGAGCAACGCCAACGCGAGCAATGTATATAGAAGTTTATTCATAAGTTGAGTGTTTCTGTCTTGTCACACAAAGATAATACGCTTTTGTGGGCTATCGAATTATTTTCATGCAATTTAATCCAAACATGCCGACTTTTAAGTATTTTTTGAGAAATATTATATTTGTCAAATGCAGCCTTTTGCGCGGGTATATATAAAAGATGTGTAAGTTTGTTTGCCACTTATTGGTTCTTGTCTTTTTTCATCTCAGAGTCTATACGATGCATGCTGTAAATCTCCAAGAAGGCTGCAATGAGCAGCAACACAACCCACTTGTTATACAAAAAGTCTATGTAGGCGATGGAACTGTTGAAAAGTGGACGGAAGAACATGTAGGCCGTGTCTACCATCAGTATGCCCGCAAGCATAAAGAAAATGTTGGCCACTGCTTGAATGCGTTTTAGTCGGCGTATCACAAAGTTGCTACCCTCGTAGGTTTGCATTGATTGCATCAGGGTGAACATGCTTGCCCCCGCAAGGAAAAGCCAGCATACCACTTGCTGTTGCCACATAAATGCAAAGCAACCCGCACCAATCACCATCAGCATGCCACCTATGGCGAAGAGGATGGATTGGAATCTATTCAGTTGTTTCATCTTGCTCTTGTGTAGGTTTCTCATCGTCGCTCAGCACGTAGATGTCTTCATCGTCGGCTTTCATAAAGTAGCGTTCGCGAGCTATCTTCTCGATGGCCTTGGGATCGCGCTTCAATTGGCGAAGCCGTTCGGTGTCTGTGCTGTGGCGTTCGTTATATTCCTTTATCTGTTTTTTTAAGTCGCTTATCTGGAGCTCATACTGCAAACGGCGCATGAAGCTGTTATCGTCGACGAAACCGACGATAAGCACGCCCACCACCACTACGATAAGGTAACGGTAGTGGTTAATCATCCTGCCCACTTCTCTCCATTTGCTGTTCATTGTAGCTTTGTTATCTGTTGCAAACTTACAACTTTTTTTTCAATCGCCACGCACCGCAAGCCCACTTATTATGTAAATATTGCAAAAGTAAGTGTGTTTTAGGCCAATGCACACGCTATATCTGCGTTCTACGAATGCTCATAACCCAGCTTTAGATGGGCAAGCGACACAACACCAACAATGCATAAAAAAGAGAGAAACAATAAAAAAGTGTGAAGCAAAAGAAAAGCCAAAAATAATGCGTAACTTTGCAAGACGGGTTACAAAACACCATACCCATACGGCGAGGGACATGTCCCCCAACGCCACACCACACACATAACGAAATACAAAGTATCACTTATGGGAGAATATATCGTATCGGCGCGCAAATACCGCCCCGTGTCTTTCGACTCGGTGGTGGGGCAATCGGCCCTTCCCACCACGCTGAAAAACGCGGTGAAAAGCGGAAAATTGGCGCACGCATACCTCTTTTGCGGTCCGCGAGGAGTGGGGAAAACCACCTGCGCACGCATCTTTGCCAAGGCCATAAACTGTCTTACGCCCACCGAAACGGGTGAAGCTTGCAACCATTGTGAAAGTTGTCAGGCCTTTAACGACCAACGTTCGTACAACATTTTCGAACTAGACGCGGCCAGTAACAATTCGGTGGAAAACATCAAGACACTGATGGACCAGACACGAATACCTCCGCAGGTGGGTAAATATAAGGTTTTCATCATCGACGAGGTGCACATGCTTTCCACGGCGGCCTTTAATGCTTTCCTTAAAACACTTGAAGAGCCACCCGCACACGTCATTTTCATCTTGGCCACCACCGAGAAGCACAAGATTTTACCAACTATCCTGTCGCGTTGTCAAATCTACGACTTCGAGCGAATGACCGTTCCAGGCATCATCGACCATCTAAAGCGTGTAGCCGAGAATGAAGGTGTTGCCTACGAAGAGGAGGCCTTGGCCGTGATTGCCGAGAAAGCGGATGGCGGTATGCGTGATGCGCTCTCCATATTCGACCAAGCTGCCAGCTTCGCACAAGGCAACCTCGCCTACGATAGTGTAATTGCCGACCTCAACGTACTTGACAGCGACAACTACTTTAACATCATCGACCTTGCCATAGAAAATAAGGTGAGCGATATAATGGTGCTGGTTAACGACATCATTGCCAAGGGCTTTGATGCTGGAAATCTTGTAAACGGATTGGCTACACACGTGCGCAACGTGCTGATGGCAAAAGACGAGAGCCCCCTGCCACTGCTGGAAGTGAGTGCACGTCAACGCGAACGCTTTAAGGAACAGGCACAAAAATGCCCCACAAAGTTCCTTTACAAGGCCTTGCAGGTTATGAACCAATGCGACATACATTATCGGGCGAGTAGCAATAAGCGCCTGTTGGTAGAGCTTACGCTTATCCAGGTGGCGCAGGTGACACAACTCGACGACGAACCTGCTGCGGGGCGTAGCCCCAAGAGCTTAAAATCCCTGTTCAGAAAACTTGCCACTCCCCAACCTAAACCGGCTCAACAGGTGGTCGGTGGGGAGAAACCACTGGTGCGCACACCTATGGCAACGCGCCCCGAAACGGCCTTGGCCAACGCCACTGAAGCGAAAACAACGCCTTATCCTGCTCAACCCGCAGTTGAAACGCCTAAGGCGAATGAGCAGGAAACAACTCCACTGCGCATGGCTATGCCTCTTGGCAAACTCAAATTGGGTAAGGTGGGCACGTCGTTTGCCGACCTTAAGCGTGGTCCTGAAAAGCCTGGGTACGTTAAAGAAGACGAGATTACCAATAAAGAGGAGAACAACGTGTTCTCGCAAGAAGACCTTGAGCTGCAGTGGATGGCGCTTTGCAACCGCATGCCACAAGCTATGGTTGCCATTGCAACGAGAATGAAGAACATGTCGCCTCGCATCACCGAGTTTCCTAACATAGAGGTGTTGGCCGATAACGAGATTGTTTTGGAGGAGGTTAACAATATTAAGACCCGAATTGAGGGAGGACTGGCCAAATATTTGCACAACGGGCAGCTACGGCTTCACATTCGCTTGGCCAAGGTGGAAGAGATGAAACTGCTATCTTACCAGCTGGAACTCAAATTCTAAGTCATGAAGAAGGTAAATCACTTCAAAAGAATAATACTGAAAAACAAGTAATTATAAAAGAGGTTGAAAGTAAGAAAAGTTCAGATAAAAAGATAGAATTACATATTCATATTGCTGGTAATTTCATAGGTGAAAAAGAACATATGGAAAAATATGGAGAATATACTGCAAATAAGATTTTAGCAGCTTTAAATAATATGTAGGATAGGAGATAAGAAAATGAATATAATTTTTATAGTTGAAGATAATGGAGTACAACAAGAAATGGTAAATATTCCAGTAGTTCAAAATATAGAGCCAGTAAACTGTGAAACAGAAGATGAAGAATTTACAACTATTAATGGGAAAAAATTAAATTTAATTGGTGGTAAAGGACTTAGAAACTTTTCATTTTCTTCTTTTTTTCCTAGTAAATTATATAGTTTTGTAAGTTTTTTAAATTATAAAAAATCTAAATATTATATTGATTTTTTTGAAAAGTATAGAGATGCAAGAGTACCTTTAAGAATTATTATAGTTGATAAGTACAGAGTAGTCTTAAATATGCTATGTAGATATAATTTTACTTATTCTTTTAGAGATAAGGCTGGAGATGTTCCATATACTTTGGATATAAAAGAATATATTTTACCTGGTGAGGCTGATAATAATGTATAAGACAATAGTAAAAGAAATAGATGTAACCAATTATATAAGAGATTTAACCTGGAGAGATAGTATTGACACATTAGGAGTTGAGGTAAGTTTTGAACTTGCAGTAAACAAGTTTGATAAAAATTTATCTTTTCTCTATGATATTACTTTGGGTGATCCAGTTCAAATAATCAATGAAAAAGGAGAAACATTAGTACAAGCTATTATAGTATCAGAAAGTCCTAATGGAAAGACTACATCATTTACTGCTTATGATATGGCTTGGTATTTGAATAAATCAACTGTGATAAAACAATTTAAAAAGATGGTAGGGAATGACTGTATTAAGTCCTTATGCAGTGAAATTGGAATAAAAGTTGAAGTAAGTGGATTAGATACTAAGATAGATAAAATTTACAAGGATAAGACTATCTCAGGCGTTATTTATGACATCATAGAACAATGTTCACAATTTAATTCTAAAAAATTTTTTATTGAGTATGATAAAGGCACTCTAAAAGTAGGACCATTCAAAAAGATAAAAGTTACTGGACAATATGAAATGCACAAAAATACTTTTATAGATGTAGCAAAAAATATTGGAGAGGTTTCACTTAGTAGGTCAATAGTTGATATGAAAAATTCAATCCTGGTTATAACACAAAATAAAAAAGCAGTTAGAACAGTAGGAAAAGAGCAAGATAATGAAAGTATTAAAAAGTATGGTATGTTACAGGAAGTGGTAACACTAGATGAAAAGGAACATAAAAAAGCTAAACTTGTTGCAAAAAATGAGTTAAAAAAATTAAATAAAATTACAGAAGACTTTTCTATTGATGTCTTAGGTGATGATAAGGTTAAGAGTGGTAGAGTCATTGATATAGACATACCACTTTTTAATTTAAAAGGTGAGTATCTAATAAAAGAAAGTTCTCACAGTGTACAGAATGGAATCCACAGAATAAATTTAAAATTGGAGGTGTTTAATGAGTGAGTGAAAACAAAAAATCTTGGGATATAGCAGTAGCAGAGAAGTTCAAGGAAAGAGAAAATCCAAGTCCAATAGGTGCTGTATTAGGTAAGATTTTAAAGCCTCTCCCTGACATCTCTATTGAGCTTTTAAATGGTTATGGTGTTATTGATAGTGATAAAATTTATTTATCCAATGCAATAACTAATAGATTGGCTATTGAATGTACTATGAAAGAATTTGAAAGTCAAGGTAATAAATCAACTACTTGCAAAATTAATGATTTAAACACAGATGGAGCAGGTAGTGATAGTAACGGAGATACTAATTTAAGTTTATCAGGACATAGTGGTACTTATGCTGATAGTTCAAGCGAAAAAGATAACAAAGATAAAGGTAAATTTATATTACAGACTGTATTCCATTTAAAAAAAGATATGTTTGTGTTAGTCATACCTAATTTTGAAGAGGATAAATTTTTTATTGTAGATGTATTTAATTATGCACCAGAGGTGAGTTTAGAATGGGAATATTACCAAAAATAGATTTTGTTGATTACTCTAAACAAGACATAACTAATGGTAAAAATAGTAATGGTAAAACATTTTTAATAGACTTTCAAAAAAAGAAGTTATTAAAAAGTAATGGACAATTAATAAAAACAGATGATGAAAGAGCTGTTAGAATGTGGATTGAAAAGGTTCTTTTAACTGAAAAATATAAATGGAATATTTATAAATATAATGGACCTAATCAATATGGGATGAAATATAAGGCTATGTTACTTAGTCAAAGATTTCCTACACCTGTTTTATATAGTGAGTTTGAGAGAGAATTAACAGAAACAATTAAGAAAAATAAACAGATAATAGAAATTAGAAATATTGATATAAAGTTAGAAAAACATACCTTGAAAACAAAATTTGAAGTAGTGTTAAAAGACTTCAAAACATTTGAATGGGAGGGGTATCTATGATAATAAAAAAAGAATGGAAAGAAATTTTAAAAAATATGCTTAACCAGGTAAATGATGAGTATGATAAGACAGAAGGAAGCTTATTTTATGATAACTTAGCACCTGTAAGTATAGAAATAGAAGAGATAAGAAAAACCTTAGAATATATATTTTTAAATTCTTTTGCAGAAACAGCAGAAGGTGAGTATTTAGACAATATATGTAAAGAGGTTGGAGTATTTAGAAGAAAAGCAACTAAATCAAAAGGTACTGTAATTATAAAAGGAGTACCTAACACTATTATTAAAGTGGGGACAAAAGTTGCAAGCGATACCTATATCTATTTAACGACACAAGAAAAAATAATATCTGCTGCTGGAAGTGTTGAAGTACCTATTGAAAGTGAAAAGTATGGGAAAATATATAATATTCCAAAAGGAACTATTACAAATTTTCCTGTAACTATTCCAGGATTAAATGAAGTGATAAATAATTCTGAAACTGTTGATGGTTATGATGGAGAAACAGATGATGAATTAAGAGAAAGATATTATTTTAAGGTTAGAGAGCCAGTAACATCTGGTAATATTTATCATTACAAAAAGTGGGCTTTTGAAGTTGAAGGAGTAGGAGGAGTTAAAGTTTTCCCATTATGGAATGGAAATGGTACTGTAAAGGTAGTTGTAGTAAATAGTGATATTCATGAAGCTGATGAAACTTTACTAAAAAGAGTAAGAGATTATTTAGAAGAAGTTAGACCAATAGGGGCTACTGTTACAGTAAAAAGTGCAATAGGTAAAGCTATATCAATTTCAGGTACTGTTAAAATTTCTAAAAATATAAAATTTGATGAAGTAAAAACAGAGTTTGAAACAAAAGTAAAAGAACATTTAAGAAAAGTAGGATTTAAACAGGATTATGTGAGCTATGCACAATTAGGAAATATCTTATTAAATATTCCTGGTGTAAATGACTATGATGATTTAAAGATAAATAATGCAACTTTAAATGTACAGTTAGCAGCTGAGGAGATTCCAAAATTAACAACAATCACTTTACAAAAAGAGGTGATATAGTTGGAAGCTAAAAGACTAATGAGGCATATGCCAAAGTATTATAGAGGTATTTTAGAAATAACTTTATTACAAAAAGTAATAGAAAAAGAATTAGATACAGTTGATTTAATCTCAAAAGATGTATTAAATCAATTTTTTATTTATACAGCAACCTGGTCCTTACCAATTTGGGAAAGAATATTTGGTTTAAGTGTTGGAGATAAAACAAGCAATATTGAAGAAAGAAGAGAGAATTTAATTTCTAAGTTAAGAAGTTATGGAACTACTACAAAAGAGATGATAGCAAGAGTTGCCAAAACTTTTACAAATGGAGAAATTGAAGTTGTAGAAGATAATCCAAACTATGCTTTTAAAATACTATTTACCTCTATTGTTGGAATACCTAAAAATATTGAAAACTTTAAGGCAGTAATAGAAGTTATAAAACCTGCACATTTGAATTTTAGTATTGAATTTAGATATAACACACATAACCAGGTAGCTTATTTATTACATAATGGATTGAAGTTAAAAACTCATAAACAAATTTATGACACTAGATTATATGAAGATAGTGCAGTAGTAGGTAAGTATCATAAACAGAATGAAGTAGGAAATTTTAAAAATAATGAGTTAAAAACTAAAACACATAAAAATATCTATGATGAAAGGAGATAAATAAAATGGCAAAGTATACTGAAAATATAAGATTAGCACAACCAGAAGGAAGCGATTATTATGATATTGAAGTATTTAATCACAATTCAGAATTGATAGATAAAAAAATAGGTGAAATGGATAATAGCTTATCTACAATAAAAGAAGGAGCAACAAGAGAAAAGGCTGGTATAGTACAGCTTGGAACAGAAGAAGGAAAAGCATTAGAGGGAATGATGTTAGCAAGATTAGCAGGAGCTTATGGATATGGTGGTGATATACAAGATGAGGGTGTAAAAAATCCTAATTATATTTACTATGATAGAAATACTAGAAAGATGTATAAATGTTTAAAACAAAACCAAGATATTTCTGCAAATGTTGCTAATTTTGTTCCACTGGATAACAACTCACTTCTTGAGAGATTGGAAAATTTATTTACAAATACAGTTGAATTAGCAACTAAAATAACTAAAAGTACAAATATTACAGAATTGAAAAAT